CCAGCTTCTGGGTGGTGAGGTCTAGATAACTTCTGACCTCTTTCGCCTGAGGGAAACATTGGGGCTATGGATACCGATACCTTCCGTCAGGAGGGCCGTGTATGAAAAGCCTTATGTCTCTTTGGAGAGAACTGGCAGACGAATCTGCCAGTTGGTGCCACACAAGCGCCGCTGACGACTACAAAAAGCTCGTCAGTCGGACTGAAGCGGAGGGGTTATCGTTTTTGACGATAACTTTGCCCAAGTACTCTAAGGATTTAGAACGATCTTTAGAGTTTGGCTCCATTGCTCCCGGTTCTTTTCGCGAATTTGCGAAGAAGAACGGTCTCCCCCTATTCTTAGGAGGTTTCCTGGCGCAAATCTTCAGTTCTAATGGTACTTTGCTTGACTCGCCCAACGTGGACTGCATCTTAGCGATTCGTCAGCTAACGCTGATGTTCGCCAAGATAGATCTGGAATGTACGCAGTACAGAACAGATCTCGCCATTGCGGGTTACATCAAGTGTGAAGAGGAAATAGCACGAGCAGAAACTGATATCTCAGAGGAATTGCTTCCCCGATTCCAGAGATCTGCTCGTTTGCTTTGGTCTGAGGCATTCCAATGCCTCGATGAGTCCATCTTTTATGGTGAACTCATTCCAAAGCATGGGCCAGGTGCTACAGCTGACGGACTGAGAGGAAACTCAAAGTTCGATCAGCGGGAGTGGCCCCTGCGACTTGAGAGTGTGTTTCCGTATGGAGATTACGCTTTCCCTTCGTGGCGTTTGTACGACCATGAAGATCCTGCCATATTCCTCGAACCCGGTGCAGAGCGACCTGTAAAGGTCATCACTGTACCTAAAACTCTCAGCAAGCCGCGAATCATCGCTATCGAACCAACCTGTATGCAATATATGCAGCAGGCCATCTCCAAGCGCCTCGTAGAGGTGTTGGAGGAGGGTTCGTGTCCGCACCCACATGGGGGTGGTCACAAATTTGGCTACAGCGGATTCGTCGGATTCAAAGTACAGGAGATAAATAGGCTCCTCGCTTTGAAAGGCAGCATCAATTGCAGCCTCGCTACGCTCGATTTGAGCGAAGCTTCCGATAGGGTGCTGAACAGGCATGTAGAACTCCTTTTTGACGGGTTTCCTCACTTAAGCGAGGCAGTCCAGGCAACGAGGAGCTTGAAGGCCTGTGTTCCTGCGCATTTTAGCGTTCCAAGTCAAATTCTGGAACTGCGCAAGTTCGCGTCTATG